ATATTAATAGTGATATGATAGACTATCAAAGATTTGATGAAAAAACACAACGCAAAATAAAAAAATTATATGAAATTAACAAAAAGAATTGAAATTGAAAAGCCTGAATATGTTTACAATTTAGAGATACAAAATAATCATAATTATGTTGTAGAGGGAGCTGTAGTTCATAATTGTCACAAAAGCACCTCCAAGTCAATTCAAGGCATTCTTCATAAAATGTGTGACGCAAAATATCGTTTTGGTTTGACAGGAACTACTCAACCAGAAAAAGTTCATATCTGGACTTTAGAAGGACTTTTTGGACCCGCATATAAAGTGATTAGAACTGAGGAGCTGATGAATAAAGGTAGCATTGCAAAGCTACAAATACAAATCTTAATTTTGGAACACGATAAGAAAAAGTTTGAGACTTATGAAGATGAGCTTCAATATATTATTTCTCACGAAAGACGAAATAACTTCATTAAAAACTTAGCATTAGACTTAAAAGGAAATAGTTTAATACTCTTTTCAAGAGTAGAAACTCACGGAAAGATTTTGTTTGATTTAATAAATAGTTCCACAGATAATGAACGAAAAGTGTTTTTTGTCTATGGAGGAGTGAATACCGAACAAAGAGAAGAAGTAAGAGAGATTACTGAAAAAGAAAATAATGCAATCATTGTTGCTTCTTATGGTGTATTCAGCACAGGCATATCAATCAAAAATCTTCATAATCTAATTTTTGCCAGTCCATCAAAATCTAAAATTAGGAATTTACAAAGTATTGGAAGAATTTTAAGAAAATCTAATACAAAAAATAAAGCTATTCTTTATGATATCGCTGATGATATTTCAAGAGGATCATTTAAGAATTATACATTAAATCACTTAATTGAAAGAGTAAAGATATACGCAGAAGAGGGATTTAACTATCAAATGCATCAAATAAGTTTTAAGGAAGAAAATAATGAATGAAGAGTTTTACGCAGTCATTAAACTAGTATCAGGTGAAGAAATATTTTCAAAAGTTTGTGCTTTTGATGAAAATAATGATGTAATGTTAGTTTTGGATCATCCAGTTTTTGTGGAAACCGTATTTGTTCCCAAACTAGGAGTTCCAGTAGCAAAAGTTAATCCTTGGATCCATCTCACAGAGGAAACAACCTTTATAATTAACAGAGATAAAATCATTACAATGACTGAAGTTAAGGACGGAGTAATGATTAAAATGCATCGTAGATATGTAAGAGAACATCATAAATCTACTAATCAAACTCAAATTAGTCCTAATATGGGTTATGTTACATCTATCGCTGATGCAAGAGTATCTTTAGAAAAACTTTATCATTCTGCAGAAGCGTCTAGAACACAAGAGTAAATCTTCATTCAATCCCTTCGGGATTGTCCTACGGACGATCTATAGAATGATTAAGTCTTTAAGTATTAATTCTAAGATCAAGTCTTACATCATCTTTGACAGGTTTATGTTTTCATAAATCATCAATTCTGTCAAGAGTGTTGTAATCAATCTTAACATTTGACTAATATGATAAAATACCTATACAAACATTTTTAATATCAATGACTAAAAAACCTAAGAACGTTCATTATGTAAACAATAAAGAGTTTTATCAAGCTCTTGTGGAATATAAAGCTGAATGTAAAAAAGCTAAGGAAGAAGGAAATTCAAGACCAATCGTTACAAAATATCTTGGGGATTGCTTTCTAAAGATTGCTACACATTTATCATATCGTCCAAACTTTTGTAACTATCAGTATAGAGATGATATGATCTCTGATGCGGTAGAAAATCAACTGACATACATTCATAACTTTGATCCAGATTACATCAGTCCAAAGACTGGTGGAAAAATGAACCCATTTGCATACTTTACTCAAATATGTTACTATGCGTTTATACGAAGAATTGGTAGAGAAAAGAAACAAATGGAAATGAAAGAAAAACTTCTTGAAAAATGTATGTTTGATGAAGTATTCACCGCAGACGAACACTTTTCAAGCTCTGAGTATAATAGTATTAAAGATTTCGTTCATTCAAAATATTATTGACAATGCATATTGCCTGTATAACGGACACACATATCTCATTTAAAAAATCTAATCAAAGTTTTCATAATTATTTTGAAAGATTTTATAATGAAATATTTTTTCCTGAGTTAAAAAAAAGAAAGATTAAAACAGTCATTCATTTAGGGGATGCCTTTGATAATCGTAAAGGCATTGATTATTGGGGATTAGAATGGGCGCAGAAAGTTGTATACGATAAGCTTCAAGATTTAGAAATCACAGTATATCAAATTTGTGGAAATCACGATGCATCTATGAGAACCACCAACAAATATAATGCGATAGGAACGCTTTTAAGAGATTATAAAAATGTGATACCAATCGTTGAACCAAGTGAATATATGATTGAAAATGAGAATATTGTTTTTATTCCTTGGATTTGTAAAGATAATGAAGAGATGACCTTCAAACTTCTTCAGGAGACCTCTGCGCGGCTTCTATTCGGGCATTTAGAGCTTAAGGGCTTCACTCTGTTTCCGGGTCAAATCAACACTCACGGAATGACTACAGAAAGATTTGAAAAGTTTGATAGAGTATTTTCAGGGCATTATCATACTAGAAGTAATGATGATAAGATTTTTTATCTGGGAAATCCTTATCAAATGTTTTGGAGTGATGTGGATGATGAAAGAGGCTTTCATATCTTTGACACAAAAACTTATGATTTAGAGTTTATAGAAAATCCTTTTAAAATATATAAAAAGATTTATTATGATGAACGAAAAGGGTCTTTCATTGATTTTGACGAACTCACCGAAAAATATATTAAGTTAATCGTTCAAAATAAAACAAATCAGTCAAACTACGAAACATTTATTTCAAAGTTGATGTCTTTGAATATTCTTGATTTGAAGATTGTAGAAAATCTAAACATTGATGATACTCATATAGTTCTTGAAGACCTTGAAGCCGAAGACACATTAACGACATTAAATAAATACATAGACAATACAGATTTTTCTTTGAATAAGGAAATGGTGAAAAAAATACTTCAACAAATATATCAAGAAGCAATGGAAGTGGAGGTTTGATGTATATTCTTTCTCTTTCTGGTAAATCTGCTGAAGGAGCTTTTTGTGTCGTAGATGACGATGGAGAAAAAGCACTTTATTTTTTTGAAGAATATGATGATGCAGAGCGTTATGCAGGATTATTAGTAGCAGAAGATTATCCAGAAATGGAAGTAATAGAAGTAAATGATGAACTTGCAATCAAGACTTGTGAGATGTATAATTATCATTATGTGGTTGTAAAACCAGATGACGTTGTGATCCCCCCAAGAGAAGATGTTGTTTATCAAGGCAATTAAATATAAAAATATTTTATCGTCAGGAAATCAGTTTACAGAAGTAGATTTTAATTTCACACAAACAACTTTAGTTAAAGGAAACTCAGGACAAGGAAAAAGTTTAATCATTACTGCTTTGATTTTTGGTCTTTATGGAAAATCTAATCGTGGAACCACAAAAAAACAGTTAGTCAATACGATCAATAAAAAAGACTGTTTAGTTGAAGTAACTTTTTCTATTGATGGTAAAAATTATTTGATTAAAAGAGGTATATCACCAAATATTTTTCAAATATATGTCAATGATAAACTTCAGGAAGAGCTTTCTGCGGTCAAAGATCAGCAAAAATATCTAGAGCAAAATATTTTAAAAATGAGCTACAAGACTTTTATGCAAGTCGTAGTTCTTGGAAGTAATAACTATATTCCTTTTATGCAGTTATCTGCAGCTGACCGAAGAGATTTAGTGGAAGAGATTTTAGATATTAAAATATTTTCCACAATGAATATTTTACTGAAAGATAAAATCAAATCTGTTGAAAGAAAGTTAAGAGAAATAGAAGTCAATCAATCTTCTATGCAAGATAAAGTATTGATGCAAGAAAACTTTATTCAAAAAATAAAGAATGATGGATTGTCTTTGATAAAAAATAAAAAAGAAAAAATCAAAGATTTAAATGAAGAACAAGTAACGTTAACTCATCATCAAGAAGTTCTCTTCAATGCTCTAAAAGAAAAACAAGAACATCTCTCTACGATTTCATTTTCATCAAAAACTCTAAAAGGATTATTAGGTCTTGATGGAAAGATTGAAGAAAAAAAGATACTTCTACAAGAAGAGATCAGTTTTTTTGAAAATCATTCAACCTGCCCGACTTGTAAGCAAGATTTACAAGTTGATTTTAAGAATGAGATGATTGAAAATGTTAAAACTAAATTAACTCAAGTATATGAAAATCATCAAGAACTTTTAGATGCGATTGAACTGGAAGAAAATAAAGAAAATACATTTAATCTACTTTCAAAAGAAATCACCAATCTCAACTCAAAAATGAGTGATACAC